TTTCTGCGATTTTTTCCTTATTATTCTCGCGATACTCCTTTGATTGTTCCTTAAGTTTTTCCTTATTTTCAACGACCCAATTCTTTTTATATTCAGCAATTTCCTCTTTGTGAGTTTCAGCATATTCTTTACACTTTTCTGCGATTTTTTCCTTATTTAACGCATTATATTTTTTCCTCCTTTCTTTAACTTGTTTTTCATTTTGTTTTACATAATTAATATTATATTCTTTAATTTTTTCTGGATATATTTGACGATATTCTTTTTTGTACTTTCGTTGGTATTCTTTCATTTCTTCGTCCGTACAATACGCTTTGTATGTATTTAAACATTTATCATCAAACATCGCATCTTCAATATATTCATTTTCTTTTTGTCGTAATTCTTCACGAGTATTACAAGGGAATTTTTCAATACACATAATAGTTACATTTTCCCAACCAATAGTATTAATATGCTTGTATACAAACCTTTCACTGTCAGTGATTGATGATGCCTTATGATCTCTTAGACGGTATTTTATATCGGTCGTAGTCGAACCTATGTAATAATAATCATCAATACAAAATAAACAGTATATCTGAGCATCGGGATACATCATTTTTCTATTTTTATACGGTGAGATTTTTTAAGCACTATATATGCAAAATTTAAAATAATATATAGATTTATAGTTGAAATTTAATGGACTATCCATTCGGAATGAACTGCCAAGCCATATCTTCACAAATCAGCTGCCAAACCTTGCTCTGTTGATAGAGTTTGTCACGATTTTTCAGCAGAGGAAAGCTAGACAAGAACTGATCCAGTCCCAAAAGTTCACAGAATTTATACAGCACATAGGAATACGACAAGAAATTGCGACGATTTTTGGGACAATGTTTCTGGAACGACGGCTGGATTTCCTTGAACATATGGCGTAACTTCTCCTCTGTTTCACGATCCATCACGGGGCCAATCGCACCATTGAGGCGGCTAATGATATAAGGAATATGGTCGTATTGACGATTGAGTTTTAGCTTACGCAAAATTGCGCGCATCTGAGAATATTTAATCGTCTTGAAATCCGTGATGCGCTGCTTTTTCAGCTCCGCAATAATTTGGTCCAAACTCTCCTGAGGAATTTCAGCACTACCTTTTGCTTGAAATTGAGCCAACAATTCGTTAAAGTGATTAATACGCTTGTAGGCGTAATAACTACTTTCACGAGGTGGATCCTTGTAGCTGGGACGGTCGCTATCAATCAGCAAAAATTCAGTCGTACCACATTCTGAACAATACAGCATCGCCTCATTTTGGCTAAACATCATGTCAGTACCACATTCTGAACACTCTCCAGACATATCGTCCAATTCACTGGTCTTTTTTGTGTAAGCTGGATTGAGTCGTAGCAAATACTGTTCCAACAACATATCACGATTTAATGGGTCCTTTTCACCCTTCTTTTTTGGTACAAACTCCTCCTTTGGAACTTCCTCAGGGGTATCAAGATTCGCAGCAAATTCAAGAGCACTTAGCACATCACCTGGCTTTCGTTTGGGTTTTGCCACAGGGCCTGTCGCAACACCTTGAGAAATTTTATCCTGTAAATCGTAATACTGAAAGAGGATTTCTCCAGTATCCAACAAATAGTCAAACACTCGTTGATCATCCTGTTTTGTCACTATTTGTTGTTGTAAGCGAACGAGTCGATTTTCCAATTGACCACGTATAAGGTCATCTGTAGTTGTATCAATGCGTATCTGTAAGGCCTCCAGTTCTTCTTGAAGTGTTTTAGCTTCCTCTTGTTCATCAACTATCTTTCGTAATTGATGCTGGTGTATTACATCAAGCGTAGTACGCTCTTCTGGATTACTTCGTTTGGTTTGTCGGATTTTAAAGAAGCCATCTGTGCCTCCCGACATCTTAGTTCCTCTTGGCAAGGGTCATCTGTGGTTTAAGCGCAGTTGTAGGATTGTCATACAAGTCCCGGACGCGTTCATCCATTTTGCGGTCTGCCAAACTTTTTTTCTCAGACAGGGGTATAGACAGAGATGACTGGTGGTGGCTTGATGCAACTTGTCGCTTACGGAGCTCAGGACGTGTACCTGACGGGCAACCCTCAGATCACGTTCTTCAAGGTGGTGTACCGTCGCCACACCAACTTCGCTATGGAGTCCATTGAGAACCCGTTCAATGGTGCCCCTAACTTCGGTAAGAAGGTCACCTGCACGATCCAGCGCAACGGTGACTTGATCTACCGTATGTACCTGCAGGCCACTCTGCCGAAGGTCACGCTCCAGACCTCTGACGGCTCTGGTGCCCAGTTCCGCTGGCTCAACTGGCCTGGTCACGGTCTGATCAAGAACGTGGAGATTGAGATCGGTGGCCAGCGCATTGACAAGCAATACGGTGACTGGCTGCACATCTGGAACGAGCTCACGCAGGAGGCCGGTAAGCAAGCTGGCTACGCCAAGATGGTTGGTAACGTCCCCGTCCTGGTGAACACGCTGGTGCAGGGTGGTGAGGACTGCGACAACGACTGCGGCTCTGGTGCCCCCAACACGTCTGACGAGGTCCAGAAGTGCGCCCCTGAGTACACTCTGTACATCCCCCTCCAGTTCTGGTTCAACCGCCACCCTGGTCTGGCTCTGCCTCTGATCGCCCTCCAGTACCACGAGGTGCGCATCAACCTGGAGTTCAACGACCTGCGCAACCTGTGCTGGGACATCGCCCCCCAGAACACCTCCAACCCCCACGTCATCCGCGACCGTGTCGCCAACGCTGGTCTGGTCGCTGCCTCGCTGTATGTTGACTACATCTACCTGGACACGGACGAGCGCCGCAAGTTCGCTCAGGTCGCCCACGAGTACCTGATCGAGACCCTGCAGTTCACGGGCGGTGAGTCCATCACCTCTACGGCCAACAAGATCAAGCTGAACTTCAACCACCCGTGCAAGGAGCTCATCTGGGTGGTCCAGCGCGACTCGTTCGTGTCTTGCGATGACGCTGTCATCAACCCCTGGAAGGGCCAGCAACCCTTCAACTACTCTGACTGGTGGGACCGCTGCGTCCTGGAGTCTGGCTACTCCGTCACCCGTGTCGAGGGTATGGCTGGTAAGAACCCTGTGATCACGGCCCTGATCCAGCTGAACGGCCACGACCGCTTCACGGTGCGCGAGGGACGCTACTTCAACGAGGTCCAGCCCTACCAGCACCACACCAACATCCCCGCTGTTGGTATCAACGTGTACTCGTTTGCCCTGCAACCTGAGCAGCACCAGCCCAGCGGCACCTGCAACTTGTCCCGTATCGATAACACCACACTGCTCCTGACGGTCTCCAACAACGCTGTTGGCGCCACGACCTCCTCGACTGTCCGTGTGTACGCCACGAACTATAACGTCCTACGCATTATGTCGGGCATGGGAGGACTCGCGTTCTCCAATTAAGTGGAGACATTTTTCCATCCCGGTCAAGATTCACAATACATTGTGGTTTTACGACTCCTTTGTGTTATGGATTAAGACTACTTGTGGTAATGTCTTACTAGTTGCCAATGCGTAAAATTGACCTAAACCATTTACACGTTCCCAATTAGGAAATGGAGACGTGTAAAGCGATAATTCAAGAAGGAGAAAGAAAAGGGGAGAACTGTAAGTTTCCTCCAGGTAAATTAAATGCCTATTGTGGGCGACACCAAAGAAATTATGAATATGATACATTAATTGAAGAAGGAAAACACCCTTGTAGATTCTTCTTTCGTGGATGTAATTCTCTTTTAGAACCTAATACATCGTCTTGCGAGCAATGTCGCACAAAATTATCTAAGAAAACCACCCCATGTAGCCACGAAGGATGTTCTTTCAAAACAGAAGGTGTCAAATACTGTAAAAAACATCAACGTGATGTCTATCGCGATGAGGAAAAGGAAAAAGGCATACGATATTGTGATATTGCGCGAGGATGTTTTACACTTCTTACTGGAGAAACATCCAAATGTGAACAATGTTTGTTGGTAGCAAATACTCTAGAAAAAAAGAGACTAAAATCAAGACAGACGATTCACAGTGTGCTGAATACTGTCCAAAATACACTTCAACAAATTTGTGTAGGATGTGGAAAAGACTTTGAAAAATATATGACACGATACAATCGTCCTAGTAAAGTATGTAAACCCTGTAATGAAAACCAGAAAAAACAAGATGACAAGCGTTCAGATAGAGTAAGAAATTATAAAATAGAAAAAATAAATAATTTACCACGTTATTATAAAGAATATATTACTGGTGCCATTGAAAGAGGGTATTCAATAGAGATTCAATTTGAAGACTTCAAAGATTTAGTATTGAAACCGTGTTATTACTGTAAAATTATAAAAGAAAATGAAATCAATGGTGTTGATAGAGTAGACAATTCAAAGGGATATTCAAAGGACAATTGTGTCCCTTGCTGCTCAACATGTAATCGTATAAAATTAATCTATCACCCGTCATTCTTTATCACAAAATGTAAACTAATTTCAAAAACAATTTCTACACCTGATGATTTCTATACGGAATGGAAAGAGCATTATACAAGAGGCACAAAACAAAACTATAAAACATTCAAATATTCTGCGGAAATTAAACGAAATATACCTGTAAAACTTACAGAAGAAGAATGGAATTCATTAATCTTCCAACCCTGTCATTATTGTGGATATACACAGATTCATGGAATTGGTCTTGACCGACTAGATAATTCCATTCGTGAATATTCAATGGCAAATGTTAAACCGTGTTGTGGTAGTTGTAATTTAATGAAAGGAGAGATGTCCTATCAAGACTTTCTGGATAAAACAAAACAAATTGCCGATGCGTGGCCAGACACAAACTGTTTTGATACAATTGTAAAACAAAAGGATGCCTTTAAGGAAGCATCAAAAAAGGTGGTATCAAACGCTCCACCCGCTGAAACGCGTAAAACCTGGAAAGCACTCGGTGTGTATTATTCATTGCTTGCTGGAAATACAGAATTTTATGAATCCCAAAAGGATGTTTTAACAGAAGCTGAAGTAGAACCCATTGTTGAACTTGTAAAGCATAATCCAAAGGAACATTGTATCCCTGTTATTCAAACCCTTCTTGTTAAACTTAAAAAACGTAGGCAGCGAAAATCATAAGTAATCATTCAAATATAAAGGGCTGCCCCATATATAATAAATGTCCCCAACTCTTCAATATGCTATAACAATGCGTGGGATTTACATGCAAGACTGTGAATTTCCAGAATGGACTGTAGACCCAGAACTTTGGAAGACTCATAGATTTGCAGAGACAATTACATTTTATCATAAGGAAGATAGTCTAGACTCTGTAAAACAGCTTGTTTTGGAACGTGAACCGTGTAATATTGGTATGCGACGCCTATACGACGGCGATGCCCTTCAAAAGGCGTTTGGTTGGAAAATTGGTGCATATGCGTTATCTACTCCTGAAACATGTATGCCAAATATTGCCGTGTATTGTCACGCAACAATTCATACGAAAGAACGAGGATTTTTTAATGCACATGTTTTAAATTTAATTGGGTGTGCTCGTGATTCTCCTCGTCAACCTGACCTTCAAGTATACCAATCAAAAGAGAAAATGCTCGAGTTCTATGAAAAAATGTGGCGTCTTGCTCTCGGCGCAGTAAAGGCGCTCAAAAAATCCAAGTTTCAGATTTACAATGTTGGTGGGGGAGCATTTGCTGGAAAATATGGCAATAGTTTTGTAACAGAAATATTTGAGCCGACATTTTTACCTCTACTTCCAAAATTTGAAGAGGCTGGAATTCAAATTCTTGGATATAATATGGAAAATCACGAATTTAATGGTGGATTTATTCCAAATACATTGAATAATCCTGAACAAGACTTGGAAAATACGGTGTATGTAAATGCGTGGGATCCTTGGAGTCTAATTGGAAATGGGAATGAGATGGATAATTCTCTGGATGGCTTTTGGGGTCGCTCATCAAATATGGCTGTGCTAGGGTGGCTTCAGACAAATCCTGAGATGAAATTTATTAGCGTTTGACACTAAATACTATAAATACGCTCTCACATGATAATATATATCTAGATTAGGATATATATTATCTATACTAGTAAAATGGGCCATTCAACAAGCAAAATATAACCACTTGAGTTGGCTGAAGCACAAAGCCCTGAAACATTCCGTGTTAATATTCTGATTGATACCGTGTCGAACTACATTCGCTATGTGCGTGGTGTCTTTTTACATGAGCATCCGATTGATACTAGTCTTGCAAGTTCCCTTGTTCAAGACTATACATCTGCTATGGAACACGCCAAGAAGTATATTCCACATGTAAAACCATCTTTACTAGACCGCTATATGAGCCGTTTAGAGGAAGCAAAACGAGTGTTTGAAGCACAACATCGGCGCTATAAATTATATAGAATGAAATAGAATGAAACGCGCTGTATTAGTCGTACTTATTCTTGTCGCAATTGTCCTCCTCGCATTTGTCCTCTACAATGTTTCATCCCCTCTAGCGATGTATCCAGATGAGGCAAAAATGCGTCTCCGCAGAGGTCAATTTGATTCCGTAGTCGATGTACGCACAGATGCCGAATGGAATACAGGACACTACCCTCTTGCCATTCATATTCCTACTGGACAGCTTGAGCAAGCCCTCCCGCAACGCATTCCTGACAAGCAATCCAAAATCCTCTTTTACTGTAATACCTCAACTCGCTCAAGAATGGCCGCAGAACAAGCACAAAAGTTAGGATACACCAATGTGCGCTACCTTGTTGGAACACACCTAAATCTTCTATAAATACCTACTTTTTGTTTATTTTTTAGTCTTCTTGACCGCAATTGCTGTATTTTGAATAGTTGTGCCAAACTGTCCAAATTTCTTTTGCATTTCTTGATATTGTTTAAACTCTTTTACTTGATCCATTGCTTCACATGCTTCTTCCCATTCATTGTTTGGAATTGTAGAATAATATTGTAATTTTTTACCAATTTCACTGGGTGTTAAATATGTACCGTCTTTTTTACGAGGACATCCGTAATCTAAATTATCATCTAAATGTGTAATTAATGTTG